ACATCTATCGTATCAACGATATTTGCCTTTTTATCCAACTTTTCAATTACAGAAGCAAATTTTGAAAGACTGTCGGGCAATTTGCTTTTCTGCGTAATGTCGTCCGACTTCGACACGCTTGTAATTAAGTTGTCGATTTCTAACAATAATTTATTGACAAGTTCCGGACGTGTGATGTTTGTGCCGGCTTTTTTCTCTGCCCAAGCCTCTTTTTTCGCCCAACCGCTGACTGTGATTTCGCTGATGCCGATGCGTTCCGAAATCACTTTTTGCGTTTCGCCCTGCATATAAAGTAGTTTCGCCAACTCTTTTTTGTCTGCCATCTCACTTTTTGTGAGCCGCTTTTTTGTTTCTTTTTTTGCCATATTAAAAAACTTTTCCTTTTTCTTTCCCTTGCGGGGAAAGTCCCGAAGGGGAAAGGGGTTTTCAAGAATTACGATGCAAAATTCCACATAAAACACGCGATATAAAAAAATGTATATCAAAATGATAGTACTTTTTTGGGAGGTGTTTTTTTGTTCGGAATTTTGCATCACCAAACAAAGGAAATATGAGTTTCAAAAAAATAGATAGAGAATTTTGCTTGACTGACGAAACCGTCAATGTGTACGGTTATCGGTTGCTGACTTCGGGATTACAGCTTGACAAATTTAAACCATCAATCGGCTATTTAATGCACGACCGTACAAAAGGTGTTGCCGTAAAATGGGAAGATTTTCGCTTTGATGGCGATAAAGTATATGCAAAAGCGGTTGTAAATATGAGCGATTTTCCCAACTTGGCAGACCAAATAGAAGCAGGATTTTACGGTGCTGCATCTGTCGGAAAAATTGTAGCTCTCGAACTTAGCAGCGACAAAAATCTAATGCTCGACGGACAAACGGGACCAACGGTAACAAAATGGTTTCCGCGCGAAGCATCGATAGTAGATATTCCGGGCAATTATTCTGCTATTGCGCAACTCTACGACGAAAAAGACAATGTTTTACAGGATTTAAGCGATAATAGAAATCAAAAACCAATTAATATGAGTAAAAATGAATTTACAGTTGAACAACTTTTGTTGCTCGACTTGGCGGATAACGCTACCGGTGTGCAAATCACCGCAAGGTTGAAAGATTTGGCAGATAAAGCCAAACGCACCGAAACGGCAGAAAAAGAACTTGCCGACCTCAAATCCGCAACAATGGAAAGCGAGGTAAAAAACATTTTGAAAGGCGGAATGGACGCTCACAAATTGAGCAAGGAGCTTGCCGACACGCTCGGAAAAGACTATGCCGGCAATCCCGCAGGTCTGAAATCGCTTGTTGATGCAATGCAGGCGCAACCGCGCGTAGCAGGCGGCGAAGCAAGCGGAGGAACAGGCATTCCCGAAAAGTACGCAGGTAAATCGCTCAACGATTTGTATTTGAACGGCGAACTTGCAGACGTAAAGAAAAATTATCCCGATTATTACAAACAGCTAAAAGAAAACAAGGAGGACTAAACTATGCGACCTATTAATCCCGGCGCAATCAGCGCAATTCCCGTAGAAATTTTTTTGAGTTATATCATTGAAAAACTACGCAGAACAAATCCGCACCTGCAACACGCAACAGACGAAAGCTCGTTGGTGCTTGGCGGTTCAGTGGTACACATTCCGCAAGCAGGCGCATCGCCGAATGTGCAGAAAAACCGCAAAACATTCCCGGCAACGGCAGTACGTCGCGGTGACACTTTTGTTACTTACGCACTTGACGTGTACAGTACCGACCCGACACACGTTACTTGGCACGAGCGTAACGAAATCAGCTACGACCTTACCGATAGCGTATTGAACGACCACGTTGCTACTTTGGCAGAAACAGTGGGCGACAATATGATTTTCAACTGGGTGCGTGGTTTGAAATACGACAACAATACAAATGCGTATGTTCCGGACACTATTCCCACATCTGCAATCATTAGAACAAGCGGTGTTGCAACCGATGTAAATCCCGAAGATGGACAAACAGGGCAACGGCTTGGATTCTCTTACAAAGATTTGCAAAAAGCACAAGCAATGATGAACAAAGCAAGTGCTCCCAAAGAAGACCGTTACGCAATGATTGAAAGTTATCAGCTTCAACAGTTCATTGACTCTTTGAGTTCCAATCAAATGGCAGCTTATCAAAAGAGCGCAGACCTCAAAAAGGGTGTTGTTGGCGAATTTGCAGGCTTCAAAGTTATGGAGCGTTCGTCTGTTTTGGCTTTTGCTGCTGACGGAACATTGCACGTTCCCGACGAGGCTCTCGATGCCAACAGCAACATTGCATCGCTTTGCTGGCAAAAAGGAAGTGTAGCAAAAGCACACGGCGATATGAAGCCGTTCCAAAATGTGGACGACCCGCAATATTACGGCGACATTTTCAGTGCGCTTGTAAAAATCGGCGGACGTTGCAGACGTCAAGACTGGAAAGGTATTGTTGCAATCGTGCAAGCACCTGCGTAAAGATATACAGCGAAACCCGTTGCTGTGGGTGCTTCGGATAATGAGCAATAATGGGCGAACGGGCTATAAAGTACAGGAACAAAAACAGCCGAACCCTCTTAACAGGCTGTTTTTACAAAAAACAAATTATTAACTGCTACAATAGCACTAATGACGAAAAGTTAGTGTGTAGCACAAAACATTGAAATTATGCGAGCAATCGACAAAATAATCATTCATTCAACCGCCACGCCTCCGGGCAGAGTGGTAACAGAAGCTGACATTGACCGTTGGCACAGAGAAGCCGGTAAAAGAGGCACAGGTTATCATTTTCTCGTTGGCTTGAACGGCGAAGTATGCACAGGTCACGACATTTCGCAACAAGGCGCGCACACAGTCGGACAAAATCCAAACTCGATAGGCATCGCCTACGTTGGCGGAACTGATATAAACAGAAAACCGCTTGACACGCGCACGCCGGCTCAGAAAAAGGCATTGAAAGATTTGATTATCAAATTGCAATGTGATTATCCAAACGCGACAGTTCACGGACACAATGAATTTGCACGGACAGACTGTCCATCGTTCAATGTGAAAACTAACTTGTAATTTAAAACTCAAATGACAACTTTTGAAATTATCAGTCTTGTTCTAAACTTTGTTTTTGGCGGTGCTTGCATTGTTACATTAGCAACTTTAAAAGCCACGCGAGCCAAAGCCAATGAAGCTGCAAAGAGTGCAAGACTTGATAATTCTCAAAAGATTTTGGAGTTAAACAGAGAATTTATTGTAGAACCACTAACAGAAAAAATGAATGGACTTGAAAAAACAGTTAAAAAACTCGAACGTGCCATTAGCAAAATCAGTAGTTGCAATTATTCTGCTAACTGTCCTGTTCGGCACGAGTTGCACAGCGAAAAGAACAACAACAAGCAGTAGCACCATCACAGAAACGGTTAATTTGACAACCGCCGACAGTCTGCGTATTCGTGAACAAGTATCGCAAGAATACAGAGAAAGTTTTGAATTTTGGAAAAGAGAGTATTCCGAAGAGTGGCAGAAAAACATAACTGTCAAAATTCGAGACTACGATACCAACGCACCAATTTTGTCTGAAACAGGACGACCGCCCGTTATGCGCGAAACTACAATAATTAAAACCGCACAGGGCGCGATTACCGACAGACAGGAAAGCGAATTGCAAGAAGTAGTTATACAACAGGAACACACAACCGACAGCGTTACGGTTTCGTATAAAAATTTTCAGTATGAAAGCGTAGAAATGGAAACTTTTACGCAAACTAAGCCAAGCCTTAGATGGTGGCAAAAAACGCTTATGTGGCTCGGCGGAATATTTATAATACTGGTAATACGTGCAGTTTACATAACAATTATACAACGTTTAAACCCTTTATAAAATGGACAAAATTAAAAGTTATTTTGAGCGATACCCGAACAGCAACGAGGTATTCGAGAACGGTGGTAAGTTATTCCACAATCAAGGCGCAGCCGAAAGTTTCGGACAAGGCGAAACAACGAAGTACACGAGAGAACAGGTAGAAAAATCTGCTGACGGTCCCGCGAGTAAAGACGAAATCATTTTGCAAGTAAAAGAAATCGAGGACTTTTCGACTATTCCAACCAAACAGTTGAGAGAATGGGCAAAAATTCTTGAAATAAAACTTGCGACCAACACAAACGCAGTGCTTTTCAAGGCGTTCAGCGATTTCAAAGAAACTTTAAAAGAGGAGTAAAATGCCACTTCCCGGAGTAAATATCAAAGTAGAAAACGGCAATTTGTTGAGAACAATAGCCGTTTTGGATGGTGTCGGAGCAATCGTTGCCACTGCCGAACAACCCGAAAACATCGGGGCTGTTCGGACAGTGTTCAGCGTGCAAGATGCCGAACAAAAAGGCTACACAGCAACCAATGAGCCGTTTTTGCATAAATTGATACGTCAATTTTATGCCGAACTCGGCGGAAACCAGCAGTTGTATGTTTTCGGTACTGTCGAAACCGAAACAATGGCAGATACTTTATCGGCTACTAATGCCGATGGTTTGTTGAAATTGTTGAACGAATCGGGCGGTGCGGTTAATTTGGTGTCGATTGCTCGCAAACCTACTGACGGTTACGATGCCGGCACGAATTTTCTCGACAGAGATGTAGAAGCTGCTATGTTAGCAGCGAAGCCGATTTGTCAGAACGCGCAAAACAGAAATACACCGATACGCATATTCGTAGAGGGCAGAATTGCCAATGAGAACGCGCAAATCGACACGCTGAAACCGAACACGTTTGATAACGGTTTTGTCGGTGTGGTGCTTGGCAGTGATTTGCCCGACGGTTCGGCTGCTGTCGGAACTGTACTCGGTCGCGCTTGCAAGTACGGCGCACACATCAAGCTCGGAAGCGGACAAAACGGCGCGATTACCGTTCCGCAAGTCTATGTTGGAAGTCGGCGTATCGAGGAACGTTTGGATATGGAAATTCTGCACGATTACGGTTTTCTTACTTTTATGCGCCGTCCCGGTGCAGCCGGTTATTTTTTCGGTGTGGACAATATGGCTGAAAAAGGCGATTTCCGTATTCTTGTTCACGGTCGCGTAATCGACAAAGCGCAACGTGTTATCGCACAGGCTTATTTGCCATACGTGGAAACCTCAATCAGAGTAAACGCTGACGGAACACTCAACAGCACCGACACAGAGGATTTGGAAAATATCCTTACTTCGGCTTTGCTCGCTTCGATGGGCGAACAGGCATCGGGTTTCAGAGTGGTTATTGACCCCAATCAAAACATTATCAATACATCCAATTTGGGAGTAAAAGCAGAAGTGCAACCGCTCGGATACCTAACTTGGATTACGGTAACGTTAGGATTGGCGGTACAGTTATCTAACAACTAAAACGAAAAATTATGAACGTACACATTAGAAGTTCAGAGTACGCGTGGCAACACACAGAATTAAAATTGCTCGGCAGGGTGATTACAGGCTTGCGCGGTTGGGAATTTAGGAAAGCGGCTGAAAAGGAACACCTTTTTGGCGCAGGCAATAAGGCGATTGATATTCAAACCGGAAATGTAACTGTTACCGGCAATATCGTTGTTCTTGGTTTTGAACTCGACAGACTAAATCAAACTGCTCAGCTTGCCGGCTTCCAAGATATAGCCGAAGTTCCGCACGAAGCAATCGCGCTGACTTTATCATTCAGAAAAACGATTGCCGACCCAAAAACAACTGTATTAGTTCGCGGTATTGCTTTTACGGAATATGTACACGCAATGCAACAAAACGCTAAAATGCGCGAAGTAACTTTGCCTCTTTTGGCAATGGATATGATTTCAGTAACCACTTAAAAAAGAGATTTTTTATGAAAAAAGAAAAAAATATTGCTCGCGATTTGCTTGTTGCTCGCTTTGGCGAGGACAAAGTATCAGCGTGGGAAAAACAATACGCACCGCGCAAGTTGAGCGTGGTTGAAGTTGAAGACAAAATTTGTGTGCTTCGCCCGATTATGGCAACGGAAGTGTCCGAATTTAGTGTAATGGTAGCAATGCCGGAAGTTGGTCTTGAAAAAGCAACTCGCTACTTGCTTGGCGAATTGTGGATTGACGGCGATATGGAAATTCAAAACGATGAAGAGTACTTTATTTCGGCAATGCTGCAAGTACAGCGCACAACAGAGCTAAAAAAAAGCAATTTTTACAAGCTCTAAAACGAGGCAAGGAAGCAGACGGCGACCTCGAACAAATAACAGTTTTCGGCTTGATGCAGTTTGGCGCGGAAGCCTTGAAATGGGACGAGGAAGTATTTTATTATCGCACAGGCATCGCTATAAAGTGGTGGAAAAATGGTGTGGGAAAACGAGGCTTTTAAACCCATTTTCCAAAAAAAGTAAAATTATTTTATGAATATAGTAGAATTTGCACTGAAATTTAAAGATATGGCGAGCGACCGGCTTCGGCAGTTCGGCACTGCTTCGCAACAAACATTTCGGCAGGCGCAACAACACGCAGGTCAAATGATTGAGCGAAATAATGTTTTAGGGCAAAGTTACGGTGCTATTCAACAGCGTATTCACAAAGTAGAAGAAACCATACGCAATTCAACCATTAAGTCAGAAATTCGCGAAGCTCGAAAAGAATTAGAAGCCCTGCAACGGCAGGCAAGTAAACATCCGGGTAATATTGGCGGTGGCAGAGGTTCCGGAAGTGGCGGTTTTTCGGTTGGCAATTTGGTAAAAGGCGGTGTAATTGCCGGTACGGCTTTGAAGCTCGGCGGTGCAGCGATTAGTTCGGCAAGGAATTTTGTCGGCGGAAGCGCGAAAGAGTATGAGGCTCGCGCTGTTGCCGAAACAAGGCTTGCAGCTATAATGAGAAATACAATGAATGCCGGTGCCGAGCAAGTAAAAGTTATTCGGGAACTTACCGAAGCGCAACAAAGGCTTGGTGTTGTAAGCAGTGCTGTTCAGATGGCAGGCGCGCAGGAATTAAGCACATATTTGAGCAAAACCGAAAGTTTGAAACAGCTTATCCCGGTAATGAATGATATGCTTGCACAGCAGTACGGACTGAATGCTTCTCAATATCAAGCACAAAGTGTAGCCACTATGCTTGGTAGAGTAATGGACGGACAACTCGGCGCATTAAGTCGTTACGGTTATCAGTTTGACGAAGCACAGGGACAAATTTTGAGATACGGAACGGAAGCGCAACGCGTTGCTACATTAATGGAAGTAGTAAGCGCATCGGTTGGCGGAGTGAACGAGGCATTGGCGCAAACGCCGGAGGGAATCCTCAAACAACAGCAAATGGCAATGGAAGATTTGAAAGCGCGTGTCGGTAGAACAGTAATTGATATGCGAGTTGCTTTTGCACCGCTCGGCAATATGGTAATGAGTTTTGTAGATAATTTATTGCCAATGATTGAGGGATTAGTTACGCCGATTGCAAACGGTGTTCAGCGATTGGTCGAGTGGGTAAAATCTTTGAGGTCGGAAACAGGCGGTTTTGCCGAATATTGGAATGTGATTAAAAACTTGTTTACCAATGCCATTTTGCCATACGCGCAAATGCTTTGGGATTATATGGAAAATATTGTTAGCCAAGTTGTTGAATTTGTCCGAACATCGCAATTATTAAAGGATATTTTCAGATTTATCGGCTGGCTGATAAGCGGAATATTTAAAACTGTCGGTGTTTTAATGAGTTGGCTTAAAGACTTTTTCGATAGAGTTATTATGCCGATTTTAAGAGGCATTGAAAGGGCTTATAGGTTTATGAGGTGGTGGGGTGGCGAAAAATCCGTTACGATTGAGCCAACTACCGCCGAAAAAAAGCAAGCAGAGGAAAATACGGATTTAATGAAAAGTATTGCGCAATCGAGTTTAGACACTTCGAGAGCGGTAAGAAGTACGGAACAGGCAACGACTTCGGGCGGTCCCAGAATTATAAATATCAACGTGCAAAAGTTTATGGACTATCTTAATATCACCACAAACAATTTGGGAGAAAG